CCCTCAGGCACACCTTTAGGAAACCCTGCTGTTCAAAATAACAGAGCTGTTGTTTATAATTATGTAGAAAATACATGGTCGGTAATGTCTCTTGCAAGAAGTTCTTACGCAGATGCTAGTACATATGATGTGCCTTATGCAACTGAATATTCTTCAACTGGTACTCCAACAATTTCTAATTTAAGTGGAGCGACTAATACCTTCGGAGCTACTACTTATTATGCACATGAGGTAGGTAATAATGAAATATCTTTAAATGGCACACCAACGGCAATACCTGCATATATACAATCAGGTGATTTTGATTTACCAACTGAAGGAGATGGTCAATATATGCTAAGAGTAAGTAGATTTTTACCTGATTTTAAAAATTTACAAGGAAATGCAATAGTGACTATATTCTTAAAAAACTTTCCGATTGACTCAGGAACCTCTTCCCAATTAGGGCCTTTTACTATAAACTCATCTACAAGTAAAATTGATACAAGAGCTAGAGGACGATTGGCTAATTTAAAAATACAAAACACAGCAGTTAACGAAACTTGGAGGTTTGGAACCTTTAGGGCTGATGTGAATATTGATGGAAGAAGATAATGGCTAAGATTAACGTATACGTACCGGAACCACCAGCAGAATATACTACAGAAGGTTTTAGACAAATTAACCAAGCATTAGCTACCGTTGAAAACCAATTAAATACTTCTTATCAACAAGACTTGAAAAACGAACAAGATTCATTTAATTACTTTATGCAATGACAATAAGATACAAAAGCGAAACATTCAATTTAACTACAACTAATGTGACTACTATTTTAACGTGTCCATCAGATGCAACTATTATTGTAAAAGCTCTTCAAGCTAGTCATCAGGCTGCATCAAATGTGGATGTTGATGCTTTTTTACAAAAATCTGGTGGGTCAAATGTAGAGATTAGTCATGCTCAATTAAATAAAAATTTTACAAACATGGTTAGTTCAAGTTTAAATTTAGAAGCTAGTGATGTTTTAAAAGTGCAAGCAGATACTGCTAATCAAATTACAGGAGCTGTTAGCTATGCTTTGATAGATCGTTCACAGGAAAATGGCTAGAAAATTTAAAGATTTTGTTGAAAGAGATAAACCTAGGAAAAGACCTAGAAGACATGTTAAAAGCGCTAATAAAAAAAAGAAGTTGCAACACAATAAAAAATACAATAGACAAGGACGTAGACAAAAATGAGTGATATAATTAAAATACCAGCAGAAGCAAAAGAAATTGTTAAACATAAAAGGACTGGTAAAGTATATGCTAGTAAAGATGATTTTGATGCTGATGTTGCTGATCCCAATACTGACACTACTGTGGATGACTTTAGACAAGACCTTGAAATTAAAGTTACTAAAGTTACTATGGGCGCTGCCACCAAAAAATAATGCAACCTCGAGGAGCAACAGAAATCCAAATGGAGATGCTCCATAAGTATGTTTCAAAAGATTTATTAGACCAAGTACAGATCTGCACATCAATACCAGGAAAAGTACCCTTAGACCCAGATAAATTAAACATTCTTTGGCAAAAGAATTCTTGGGATCAACCTAACCTACAAAAATTTTTTAAAGATAAGGAAAGACACGAAGAGTATGATTGGTATGTATTTAATAGTCATTGGAACTATGAGAAATTCAGATATGCTTTTGATATACCCACTGAAAGATCAGTAGTAATTAAAAACGGTATAGATAATTTTCCAATAAGAAAGAAATACAAAAGAGGAAGTCCTATAAAACTTATACATCATTGCACACCTTGGAGAGGTTTAAATGTTTTGTTACGTGCTATGCAAGAAATTGAAAACCCTAATATAAAATTAGATGTGTATAGTTCATGTAAAGTTTATGGATCTGAATTTGAAAAGAACACTGAAAAAGATTTTGAAGCGCTATATGAACAAGCTAAAAAATTACCTAATGTAAATTACATTGGTTACAAACCCCATGAATATATAAAAGAAATGATGCCTAGTTATGATATGTTTGTATACCCAAGTATATTTGAAGAAACATCATGTGCATCGGCACTTGAAGCATTAGCTTCTGGTGTACATGTTATTACTAATAACTTTGGAGCTTTGTATGAAACATGTGCAGAGTGGCCTGTATACATTAATTACTCAACAAATTATGAACAAATGGCACAAGATACTGCAGGAGCAATTAATATAGCAGCTGACTATCTACATGAAAGTTTTATGCAAGACCACCTGGAGGAGCAACAAAAGTTTTACAAAAGATTTTATAACTGGGATAAAAAAGGAATTGAATGGACAAACTTTCTGAAAGGAGCTTTGAATGAAAGAAACAGTAAATGAGGACACTTACCAAACGTTAAAAGAAGTTAAAGTAACCCCATACGAAAAAGCCACTCTTCCTATGTGGAAACCGGATACCGGACAAAAAGAAACAAAGAAAGTAATTAAATCAAAATATAGTCTAATGATTTGTACACCTTGTCATAGTGATGTAACTATGCATTACACACAAGCTCTATTAGAATTACAACAACTTTGTATTAAAAAAGGAATTAGAATTACATTTACTTTATTAAAATCATCTTTGGTAACACAAGGAAGAAACTTATGTACTTCAGCTTTTTTGGAATCAAGTTGTACACATATGTTATTTGTAGATTCAGATATATATTTCAGAGCAGAAACTATTATTAAAATATTAGATCTAGATAAAGAATTAATCTCTATTCCTTATCCTCTTAAAACAATGATGTGGGATAAGCTTTATCAAAAATGGAATAATGGTGAAGTAAAAAACCCTGGAGACATACATAGATGGTTAAATACTTATCCTATGAAAGTAGAGAATCCTGATAATATAAAATTAGATAATGGTGTTATGGAAGTAACTCATAGTCCTACAGGATGTATGTTAATAAAAAGATCAGTGTTTGACAAAATGATAGAAAAGTATCCAGATAAAAACATAGTTCAAAAGACAGTGATAAACGGTGAGTATGTAGATAGACCTCATTTGTGGAACTTTTTTGATTGCATACACGACCCTGAGACTAAGACTTATTTAGGTGAAGATTTTTCATTTTGTAAACTATGGAAAGACATCGGGGGTAAATGCTACGTCTACATCAATGACCCTATTATACATGTGGGAGAACATCAATATGAGGGTTGTTTTAGAGACGAGTTGAAACTGTCTAAGTAAAATGGTATTATTCAATACTTAAGATCTTAAAAGGAGAATTTAATTTTATGGCCGGACCATTAGCATTTTTACCATACATAGCAGCAGCTTACGGTGGCTATAAGGGGTATAAAGGAGCAAAAGATTCAGGAGCATCAGGACTAGGAAGAATATTAGGTGGTATAACAGGAGCATATACTGGTTATACTTTAGGTTCTACAGGTATGAGTATGTTTCCGGGATCAGCGGCAACCAAAGCATTTACAGCAAGTCAACCAGCAATGTTAGCTAGTTTGCCAGGAGCTTACAATCCAACACAAGCAGCTCCTTTTTCTGCTAACACAATTGCTCAAACTCAAAATCAAGGACAAGGCGGAAATTTATTAGATATTTTAAAAAGACAAAAAGCTGATGGAACAGGAATGGAATACAGTCCAGGAAAAGTTTCAACTGCAATAGCTGCAGCTAGTTATTTAGGAGGTGCTTTTGATCAAGGGCCAACGGATATTTACACACCAGGATACAACATGAGTTATTTAGACTTACAAGCTAATAGACCTGGTTACACTTACATCGACCCAACTACAGGTGAAGAAAAAGCATACGAAAAAGTTTACGCACCCGAAGAACAAGGAAGAGGTGATCCAAGAATGGGTCCTTATTCTATGAACGTTCAAAGATTAAGAGTAGGTGGCATAGCACAAATTAAAAAATTTAACGAAGGTGGTGTAAACTATCTTCCATCAAAACTTTCTCATGACGAAAACGATGCAAACAATTATGTTAGAGCATCAGGTTATGTTGAAGACGGAGAAGGCGTAGGAGACAAAGACGAGGATACAATGTTAGCTCAATTAGCAGACGGAGAGTTTGTAACAAGAGCAGATGGAGTATTAGGTGCTGGAATCATAGCTGGAGCTAATCCAAATAGCATGAAAGACATGCGAGAAAAAGGTGCCCAATATTTCTATGAACAACAAAAAAGATACAAACGTGTATTTGATTTATTACAGGATAGAAATGGCAACAGCGAACAAAAAACAAATTAAACCTCTAGTAAGTATTCTACCATTAGAGCCTAAAGACATAGAAAGGTTTTGGCCTTTAGCAGAATTTATGGTTGCAGAAGCTTTAGCTTTTTCTGGTAAATATGCTGACTCTGCTTGGGTTATGGATGAATTAAAAAAAGATACTATGCAATGTTGGATCATGTTTGGTTCAGATGAATTCGAAGAAAATAAAGTTTTTGGTATTTGTGTTGGTAGAATTGGTGTTATGCCAAATTATAATCAATATGAAATTGTTATTTGTACAGGTAAAAGAAGAGAATTATGGGAAGATAACCTTATTAAAGGAGTAACTGATTTTGCTACTGTTAACAAATGCAAAAGATTAAGTATAATGGCCAGACCTGGATGGGAAAAAATTTCTAAAAAATGGGGATGGAAAAAGAAACACGTGCAACTAGAGAAATGGATTTAATATGAGTTTTTTTGGAGGAGGAGGACAACAGTCGGCACCACCGACTACTCAAACACAAATTGTTAGAGAAGCACCAGGTATAGAGGAAAGAAAATTAGAATTGATGGACATTGCGCGTCAAGTAGCGCAAAAACCTATCGACCTACCAGACTATCAAGTAGCAGGATTAGGTGCTCTAGAACAACAAGGTATTCAAGCTGCAGGAACTACAGGTATTGGTGCACCTACTGTTCAACAAGGTATAAGTCAAGTACAACAGGCAGCGGCACCTATTGGTGCACAACAAATCTCACAATACTTAAACCCATACCAATCTTATGTGACCGGTGAAATTGCAAGACAAGGACAAATAATGCAAAATCAATTGGGATCTCAAGCGATAGGTGCAGGAGCTTTTGGTGGTGGTAGAGAAGGTGTACAACAAGCAGAGCTTCAAGGAAGACAATTGTCTGCAATGGGCCAAGCACAAGCACAAGGATTTAATACAGCTTTATCAGCTGCACAAAACCAACAAAGAGTTGGATTACAAAGTGGTCAACTTTTAGGTCAACTAGGTGCAGGTCAACAACAAATGGCTCAATCAGATTTAAATCAATTAATGGCTGCAGGAGGTGTTCAAAGACAATTAGCTCAAGCAACTCTTGATGCACAAAGACAATCTACATTACAACAACAATACGAACCATACCAAAGAGCTGAGTTCTTATCTAACTTGTATGCTGCGGGGCCTAAGTCATCTTCTCAAGTTACAATGGGTACACAACCTACAACTAGTCCACTAGCTCAAGCTGTTGGTACTGGTATAGGAGCATTCACAGCGTTTCAAGGTATGAAACCAACTGGACAGGCATAGGAGTTTACATGTCACTTAACAAAGTTTTAAACAGACCTATGTTTAGGAAAGAGGCACTAAGAAAGGGTGTGCTTAAAACTATTAATGCAAACGTAGGAATTATGGTTGGGCAACCGACTACCGCAGCACCAGTTCCAGCGATTAGAAAACCACCGACATTTATGGAAAGAATGTCTGTAAGCACTCCAGCAAAATTTGCAAAATCAATTTTCAATATTCCTTTTGCAGGTGGTTACTATGGTGGAGAAAAAATTGCAGAAGGTTTAGGTATTAAAAATCCATTATTACAAATGCCTTTTGGTATGGCTGGGGGTTATGCAGCAAGTAAAGCATTGCCTGCTTTAGCAGCGGCACCTGCAGGCATTTCTGCAGCCCTAATGGCAGGTCCTGCATATTTAACTATTGCAGGCGCAAAAGAAAAAGAAAGAATTGCAAAAATGAGTCCAAAAGAGAGAGAAGCTCATAGAAGAAAATCTATGAGATTTGGAACTGATGGTTATTTAACTGATGAAATGTTTAATCAACAATTTAAACCAAAATCTATTGAAGAAAAAGTTGCGGAAGACAGAAAAATTGTAGAAGGGAGACCAGGTTCAGGCAGACCAAGTTTTAGTAATAAATCAAAAGAATTAAAAGCGGAAGGCGACCCACTGCTACAGGACAACGTAGCGACAGATGATATTGCAGATTTAGATGCAGTGCAAGAAAATGCTGTCAATATAGACAGTACAGGAATGCCTCCAGGACCTCCGGGTAGTACAGATACTTTACCAACTAAAGTAGTAGATAAAGATATGACTGCTTCTGAAAAGAAAGCACAAAAAGCTGAAAGTACATCTCAAGGAACTAATGAGATAGCATTAGGTGGCCCATCTGATGATGTTGAGTTTAATAAAACAATAGCACTTGCTAAAAAATATCAAGAAGAAGTATTTAAAAACGAAGGATCACAAGCAGGTCTAGTATTTTTAGCAAATCTTGCGTCAGGATTATTAACAGGAACTACAGCTAGAGCTGGTATTTCTGGAGCTATGGAAGTATTTGGTCAAGCAATAGGACCTGCGGTTAATAATTATGCAACGATAAAATTAAAAGAAGGTGAGCTTAGAGCTCAAAATAGAGAAGCATCATTAAATGCTGCAGTAGATCACATGAAATTTGTTAATGATAACGCAGTAGCAGAAAGCCCTGATAGAACTGGAGGAAAGGAATAATTCAAATCAGAGGAGCTGATGGTAGACTAAGAAACTATAAAGGTTACACTTTAAAAGATGGAACTAAACAAATAGCAGCAGGTATTGGCCCAGATGGTAGAGAAACATTTGTACCAGTATCTCAAGGAGCACCAATTGCTGATAGCAATGGTCAAATTATTGGTCAATACGAAAATTTCTTAGAACAAAATAGTGTGGACAAAAGATTATTTGATATTCAAGATGTACTTGGAAATAGATACAATGCATTATCTGTTACAAGAGATGTATTAAAAACATTAAAACAAATGGATGGTGACGAGAAGGTTAAAGCCGGTGCTGCATTATCTATTGATCAATTCACTAGAAGATTGAGTGGAGTTGCAAAAGAAGTTTTAGGTTTTGAAGTATCAGGAATGTCATTAGATGCATTAGAAGCAAAAGTAGCTGAACTTCAAGCAGATGAATATGCTGCAATAGATAGAGATCCTGATTTAAGTGATGAAGGTAAAGAAGCAGCTAAGAAAAATTTAGATAGTAAAAATTTAATTAAACAAGCTAAATCTAGATTAAAAGGTAGAGGAATGTTATCTGGGTTATCTAGAGAAGAACAAGAAAAACTTGCTGTGCAAGAAGTTACATTAACTTATGCACTTGCAAATACATTTAAAGATCAAGATAGATTAACACAAAGAGACGTTAATGCTGCTAAAGAAATTGTAAACATATTCTCATTAGGGAGATCTTCTAAAGACGTAAGAGCTTCTATCGAAGCTATCGGAAGACAACTTGAATCAGATATTAGAAGACAAGAAAGTTTATATACAGTTGCTGGTGGATTAGAAAGCACACTTAAAGATTTAAGAAGATTAAAAAACTTTGAAGTGTTTGAGGGTGAAGGTGGTGTAGCTTCTCAATTAGTAGGAGATTTAAGTTTAGAAGAAATAGAAAATATTATTGAAGGAATAAACTAATGGCTTCTTTAAAAGATATTCAAGATCAAATTGATAACAATACTTTTGATCCAAGTAAATTAAATGCAAGACAAAAAAAAGCAGTAGATGAAGCTATAAGAAGAGGTTTAATTACTGGACCATCTATGTCAGAGCTACAGTCTGAAAGAGCTGGTGCTGCAAGGGATGTGGCTACTATTGATGAGGCAGTCAAGAATCCTATTGGAGTGAGATTACAACAAAAAGATAGTTCATTAGATGGTAGATCAGAAGCAGTCCTTGCAGGAGATCTTATAGGTTCAATTACACCTTATGTAGCAATGAGAAAAAAAATATTTAGTGCAGCTAAATCAAAAGTACCAGGAGATAAGTCTACTGGTTTATTTGCTAGAACTAAAATGTTTAGCAACTTCTCAGACAAACTAACTGCAAGACTACCAGGACGATTTAAATTATTAGGTGGCCTTACAAAATTACTTGCAAAAGTAGCAGATCCAACTGTTGGTAGAGTATTAGCTAGTCCACTTGGAAGAGCAGAAGTGTACTCTGTATTAGGTGGTACTGCAGGAGCAGGTGCAGGTTCAGTTACTTACGACATGTTAAATGAAACCGTAGGAGTTGCTGCTATGGATGCAATAGCATCTGACATGGAAAACATGAGTCCAAAAGAAGTTGATACAGATATGATGGCTAACGCTGCAGATTCTATGTTTACAGCTTTAGCATGGAACGCTGGTGCTGCAGCACTGACACCGGTTATTACAAAAGGTTTAGGTAAAGTTGGAAGATTAATGATTGGTGCTAAATCAAAAGATGCAAAAGAATTAGTAAACATTGCAAGAGACAAAGGCTTACCATTACCTATGGTAATGACTGCACAAGAAGGTACAGGTCTTCTTGGTGGTTTTGCTGCTAAATATTTTAAGGTACTTGGTATCATGCCTTTTATTAATGGTATTGGTAAAGAAGCTTTACAAGGAGCAGAACAAGCAGCTGGAAGAAATTATTTAAATAATGATGTATTAAAATATGGTCCTTTAGTTAAAACAGGAATGTTATCAGCTACTGTTTGGAAACAAGCTGAACAAGCATTTATACAAAATAGTAATTTAATTAACGCAAGTTACAAAGCTTTTGATACTTTAGCAGATACAATTGGTAATCCAAAAGTTATTCCTACAGGTCATGTTAAGAAAATGGCTGGTGATTATATTGGTGAACTTTCTATGAAATATCCTGGTATTACTGCTTATGCACAAGATGCTATGGGTAATATAGATATGAAAGCACTAGAAAAATTACAAGGTACAGGAGATCCATTAGCTTTATTCTTTAGGTACATGAACAAGATTGATGATTTTGTTACTCCAAAACAATACAAAGGAATGATGGAAACATTAAACAGAGCAATCGGTGAAACTAATTATGATAATATTAGACCTACTCTATGGTCTATAAGAGAAGCACTAGAAAATGATCTTAATTCATTTGGTGGAAACATAACAAAAGAAACATTTTTAAAAGATGATGTAGTAAAGAATGCTTACGAAACATTAAAAAAAACAAATCCTGCTGCAGCAGAAGCAGACATGGCGTTAAAAATAAAAGCATCGGAAGGTTTGAGAGATAAATTATATGGTGCAAATGATACTTTTTCTACTTTAATGAACTTTTATCAAAGAGCAAATGCTACAAAAGTATTTAAAGAATACAGTGCAACAACATTTACTAATAAAGCTTTAGCTGGAATTGGTTCTATGGAAAAGAAAAAAGCACAAAGATTTTTTAATGATTTAGCAAATGATGTATTCACACGTGGTGACTCAACAGCAATTAAACAATTTAGACAATTGTTAGGTGCTGATAAAATAGTATCTAAAAAAACTGGTCAAGCAATAGGTGTTACAAAAGGTGGTGGGGAAGCATTATATAATGCAGCAAAAGCGAGATGGATGTTCAATTCATTTTATAAAGGCTTTGATTCAGCTTCATCTCCTGCGGGTAGAACGATGATTGATGAGATTATGAATGATTCAACAGTTAGAGCAGGCATTAACGGAACAGTCGATGTTATGGAATCTATGGTTCAAAAAGGTGATGTTGTAGATTTTAGTATAGATAAAGTAAAAACAGGTAACAATATATTTGATGCAACTAAAATAAAATTTAGTCCAAAAGATACTTCTGGTTTTAACATAAATAAATTCATGAGAGAGCTTGGTATTGCTGATCCAACGGACGATGTGGCTAAAGAAAAAATGATATCTATTCTTGGTGGTAGAGCTCAATCTAAAGAATTTGAAAAGTTTTTAACTTATATGAAAGCAGTATCAGATACTCCTATTGCTGATACTTCTACTTTCATGCAAAGAAGATTACAATTAGGTGGTCTTAATTCATTTACAGGAGCCTTAGTTCTTGGGGGTTCTGCAGCAGTAAATCCATTTGCACCAGCATTATTTATATTACTTGGTAGACGTGCGGGTCAAATACTTACAGATCCAGTAGCTATGAGAGCTTTTAATGATGCACTTAACCCTGATGAACAAATTAAATTATTAATGGGTCAAAAAGTAGGTAATGGTGTACCAGGAGTTCTTGGTATCGGAAGACGTTACTTTAAAGGTAGAGATATTCAAACAGCTGCAAATATTTTAAAGTCGCCAGGCGTTGTTGGTAGACTTGGCCTTACACAAAAAAGAGAAGCGTTTGCAAGATTAGTTAATTATTTAAATGAAAGTGATGCTGATGTTCCAAGAGTAGATCCTAAAACTGTAACACCAGAAGAAATTACTGAAAGAATGGGTCAATTACAAGCTTCAGTTCCATCACCTAATTATAATGAAGATACAGTCCCTAAAAATAATTTTGAAGTAATGTTCGCACAAGACTATTCAGGTAGCTCGGGTAACTTACAAACTGATACTAATGCTGTAAATATGTTATCTACAGCCACACAGAATGAAGCTATGGTTGATGCTGAAGAAGCACCAGTTGAAGCTGAAGAAAAATCTATGATTATGGCTGACTTACAACTTGAAGACCCAGTAGCTCAAGCGCCTACAGCACCAGTACCACCGGCTACCGGACAAGTGAACCCTCAATCATTCCAAGCACTGTTTCCTAACGATCCAACAGGAGCTGCGATAGCACAAAGAGGAGTTAGACGTGGCTAAACAATCTGCATCAGCTAGAATAGATCACCACGAAAAAATTTGTAAGCTAATGCAAAAACAGACCTTTGAAAAGATGGATAAGATGGAATCACGTATTAATAGAATAGAAAAGATTATTGTAGGCGGAATGTTTGCAATATTTATGGCTGTACTTTCCAATCATTTGTAGTATTAACTACTAATGAAGTTACTTAAAAAGTATCCTTACAAACACTACAATAGATTCTCAGACACAACAGGACGTAAATATTTAGTAGATAATATAAAAGTACCAAGCGTCACAACTATATTAGGTGCCACTAAAGACAAACGTTTTTTAGATAACTGGAGACGTAAGGTTGGAAATGCAGAAGCTGATAGAATTATGCAACAAGCATCAGCAATTGGAACTGAGATGCACCAGGTACTTGAATATCATTTAACAGGACAAGGTTATTACAATGCCATGGAAGAAGGCACTAAACCTAGAATGATGGCCAAAACTATTTTAGATAATATTAAAATAGATGAAGTGTGGGGAAATGAAATAAGTTTAGAGTATGAAAATAAATATGCAGGTACAGCAGATTTATCTTGTGTTGCTTACGGGAAACCGAGCATCGTAGACTGGAAACAGTCTAACAAACCAAAGCGAGAAGAATGGGTAGAAGATTATAAATATCAACTAGGAGCTTACTACCTAGCACACACTAAAAATTATGGACCAATAGAACAAGGTGTAATATCTATTTGCACAAGAGATCTTCAGTATCAAGAATTTAAATTAAATGAATCTGATTTAAAAGAATACGGAGATAAGTTTTTACAAAGAGTAGAGCAATACAATAAACTTATAACAACCAACTCTTAAGATCTTCTTCACCTAAAGTTTTAGCAGCAATTTGACCTTTACTAGTAAGAGATTTCATTATAGCTTCATCTAATGTACCCCTGGCTACAATATCAATATAAACAACAGTGCCTTTTTGGCCCAATCTATGAGCACGGTCTTCTGATTGCATTCTCACTTCTAAGTTATAATTATTAGAAAAATATATAACTGTATTACAGGCAGTAAGTGTAAGCCCAAAACCTCCTGTAGTTGGGTTAGCAACTAGGAATCTTGTTTTCTCATCTTCTTGAATTCTTTTGACAGCATCTTGTCTGTCTTCAACATCAACAGCACCATAAATACATACGGTTGAATCTTCTCCATATTTTTTAGTTAAGAAGTCTTTGATTTCATGAATGTTATATAGGTAGTTAGCCCATATAATTACTTTACCATCTGTTTCTTCGAGTATTTCATCTAAAGCATTTAACTTAGACTTATGTAATTCCATGATCTCACCATCATCATTTTTTGTAAAACCATTACACACCTGGTGGAGTTTAATAATCTCAGTAAGTTTATTTGAGAAAGATATCGTACTGTCTTCAACAATAGCTAAGGCATGGTGTTTTAATCGTTCATAGATTTTCTTACCATCACCTTCTAGTTCTATGTACCTTTTAGATCTAACTTTAGGTTTAAGGTCTAAGCATTGGTCTTTACGAATCCTGGTCGCAAAAGACTTCATCTTCTCTTCTAACTCATCTAATCTTTTGTAGTATTTAGGTATAGAAATATATCTACCCGAACCAACCGGTATATCGGTCATCTCAGCATACCTATTCCTAAATGCTAAATAACTATGAAAACCTAATAATTCTGGACTTAAGAACGCACATTGTGTAAATAGATCTAATGGAGATTTTGTTATTGGGGATCCTGTTAGTATACGCTTTATATGGGATACTTTGGATAGTGATAAAATGTTTTTTGTTCTTTTTGCTGATCGGTTTTTTATTGTGGTTGATTCATCCAGTGCTACAAAATTTAATTTATTTTTAAGTAAGTATTCTACACAAGCTTGGTAGCCTCTTTTGGTAGATAATGCTTCAACATT